GCGTCCGGTAGCCCAGGCGCCGCCGGTCCAAGCTAAGCCAACCAGCGGACCAGTTCGCCCGCCTCTGGCGTGATCGAGATAGGCGCGCAGCCCGGCCATCCGAGCGCCATCAGCGCGAAGAAACTCACCCCGCCTAAAAGGCTCCGGCGCGAAAAACTCACCAAGTCCTCCCATCTCCAGATGATAGTCCGCCCGCTCCTTGAGCGGCCATTCCAACGCGTTGAGCAGGAGCGTGCCGTAAACCGTGGCGTTCGGGAAGCTCCGCGCAAACAGTGTCTCGTTGCGCGGATTGCATTCGATCACCCCGTCAAAGTCCTTGGGGCACATCGACATGAACATGATCTCATCACCCACACCCTGCTCGCCGTGAATGATGACCTTGCCGCGCTTCTTGCCGTCCCAGCGCGGCAGTCCATAGTCGCGGTCGGTGCGCGGGCGCGTGCTCGTGCCGGCGCTCTTGGCGTACTCGCGCCATGCCTCCGCCCAGCGGCCCAGATGCATCAGCGCGAACGATCGGTTGTGCGCCGGGTTCACCTGCGTTGATTTGTCGGCAAACTCCAGCGCCTCGGCATGGCGGCCGATCTGGCTCGCCACGTTGCAGAGATTGTCGTAGGTGCCACGGCCTTCGCCGTACTCCAGCGCCTTTTTGAAGGCGCGGTAAGCCTCCTCCGGCTGATACTCCTGCAGCGCACAGCCGATATTGTCCCAGATCGGCCCCAGCTTCACCGGGTCTTTGGTCGCGCAGCGCGCCGCGTTCAGCACCAGCGCTGCAATACCCTCGTGGCTGGAAAGCAGCATCGACGTGCCGGCAATGAACATGGCGTCCACGTTCGCCGGATCACGCCGCAGCAGCTCGTCCGCCGCCGTGAGCGCGCGCAGCGTGTCGCCTGCCTCTAGGGCGCGCTGCGCCTCGATGTGGAGCTTGTCAGTTTCAGATGCGGACATCGGCGGTCTTCAGCTTGCGGTAGTCGGTCGAGTTGAGCCGGCCATAGATGAAGCGGTCCCACTCATCGTTGTTCTCGAACGGGCTTTGCAGCATCGCATCAGCGGAGCGGCACTTATTGAACTCCTGCAGCCACGCGAACAGCGTGGTCAGCGGGATGCTGGCGACGCGCCAAAAGTCGTTCCCCTCGCCGCGCCAAGCTTCGCCGCCGTCGTTGAAGCTCGCCGCGTTCGCCGCCAGGATGGCGTCCACGTTCTCCGTGCGTGTGATCTGCAACGACTTGGTTGTGTGATCGTACTGCATCGTCTCGACCGCGCCAGTCAGCGGGTCGATGTCCAAAAGCGGCATTCTCTCTCCTTGAACGTGGGGCGGGCCATTACACCCGCCCCTTGTACTTACGAAGTCACGCAATCAGCGACTTTGCCGCTGGCGCCCTCGTTCTTTGAACATAGCGTCCATTCCGCGAGCATGTGCTTCTTCTCCGCGTCGCCGGTCTTCGCCAGGCTCTCCACGCGGAACGGCCGCAGGTAGTGCAGCGACCAATAGTCGGGGTCGAGCACCAAGACCGTGCGGTCGCGGCTGAAGCGGTTCGGCACGATCTTCACCTTGCCGAAGTCGGACAGATAGATGTCCGCCGCCGCGACGATCGCCAGCGACCCGGATGAAGCCGGGTTGTTGCCGAAGTCGCTGTACTTCGTGGTGATGCCGCTGAAGGCCGACGCCTTCTGCTTGTTGAACGGCCCGACAATGACCGTGGTCGGCTGGCCGCCGGAGACCCAGCACATCTTCAGCACCGACTTGAGCAGCGCTTCCGTGAACGTGCGCAGGTTGGACGAAGAGCCGTCCGTCGCCGCCGTCACCGTGCCCGCAGTCGTGTAGCCGCCGTCCGCACCGTCCGTCGCGCCGGCCGTGCCGCCGTAGATGGTGTTCGTAGTCATCCACGCTTCCATCCCGGCCGAGACGCGCGCGGTGGCCGAGCCGCCGGCCGCGGAGGCGTAATTGCCCGTGATCGCGGTTTCCATGTCGCGCTTGATCTCTTTGCCGCGCTTGGCGATCTGGTAGGCCAATTCCTCCTCGCGGCCGGCGGTGTTCACCGCATTGGCCGTACCGGAGACAATGATCGCCTTGCCGCTGATCTGCGTGTAGTTGCGCAGCCGGCTAGTCGGCGCGGCCGTCAAGTAACTGGCGTCGGCGCCTTCAACCAGCCGGTTCGTGCCGCTCGCCGCAGCCAGCGCATCCTTCTGCCACTCGATGAACGTGCTCCGTGCTGGCGCGCCCTTGCGGAGCATCGTCAGCACCGGCGTTTCCATCGGTGAAATGTCGTAAATCTCGTTCGAGAGGTCTTCTCGAATGCCCACCTGACGGTAGGTCTGATAAGTGGTCGTAACCATGTGGCGTCCTCAGAGGTTTTTGAGAGCGCCAGACCTCATAAGAAGGCGCGCGAAAGCGTCCTCCGAGCCATGCTCCTTCAGCTCCTGACGAGCCTTGGAGACGAATTGTCCGCTGTTGGGATCACGCGTTGGGCTCACCCGGCCATTGACGATCTTTGGTTTCGTCTCGGTCAGGTGTTTCTTGACCTCGGGAGCCTTTTTCTCAGCCTTCAGTGAGCGCGAGAGATCATTGACGATCCGCCAGCCGCGGTGGTCGCCAATCTCCTCCAGCACCTCCTTGGTGATGCCGTAGCGCGGGCCAAGCACTTCCAGGTACTCGGCCACCTTGGCCGCTCGCGTCTTCTCATCCTTAAACTCAGGGATGAATCGCGCCGCGCGCTCGGTTTCCCGGCGCATGGTTTCCACGTCCTGCTGCCAGCCGACTGTCGCGCGCCCCTCCTCGGCCTGCTTCAGCGTCGCCTGCACCTTTTGATAGTGCTGCACGAAGTTGTCGTACTGAATCTTGGCCTTGTGGTAGTGCGCCGGGTCGTAATAGCCGCTGCTCTCGTCCAATAAAATAGGATCCGGCGGTTGCGGAGCATAGACGTGCATCATCTGCAACGCCGTCTTAGCCTGCTGCGCCACCGTCTCGAATGTCGAGCTCAGCGCTTGCGTAATCTTGTCCTGCTTAGCGAACGCCTCTTCTTCAGCCCGGATGACCGCTGTCGCGATCTCCCCGTTCATCTGGCGTAATTGCTTCACCGCTTCGACGGCCTCGGCGACCGGCACCCGTTCGGGTTCGGCCCCTTCCTCCGCTGGGGGAAGCTCGATGAATTGCGCGTCGTCCTCAGCCGCGGCCTCAGCGCCGCCTTCGCTCTCGTCCTCCGCCGGCGCCTTGCCGTCAGTTTCCTCCGCCGCCTGGCTCTCGCGCTCGATGCGCTCGGACTCTTCCAAGCCAGAGCCCAAGTCACGCTCGATCACATCGCGGTCGTCGCGGTTCTCCCGCGGGTCGTCCCGGCGCTCTGCTTCGACGCCGCCGCGCAGCTTGGCCGTAATGGCCGCAACTGCGCTATCCAGCGAGGCATCCTCGCCGGCCATGTTCGGGTTCATGTCTGCCCTATGCTATCGGCGGGGCTCGTCGCCCCTCCAAAATATCGAGTTCGGCCTGGTAGCCGCCCTCGCCCTTGCCTTCGTTCTCGATCGCACGCTTCACATGCCGTACGGCCTCAATGCCGATCTGCAGCTTCCAGCGTTTGATCTCGTCCTCCGGCCCACACTTGAGCAGCCGCTCCAGCAGCTCTCGCTCAAAGCCTTCCCACGCGTCGTCCCACACCGGGGTTGTCGCCATCTTGCGCGCATCCGCTATCCGCGCGAGCTTTTCGCTCAGCTGCGCGATGCGCTGTTCCTTACTCACTCAGGCTCCCGCCGGGGCGGTTCTTGGAAAGCTTCGCGTCGTCCTCGGCTTTCCGCAAACCTATGCGCTCCTGGCTGGCGATGCGCTCGCGCTCCAGCTCTGCCTCGTTCGCCATGCGCTCGCGCTCCAACGCGATCTCCGCCTGCGCCTTCTCTCGTGCCAATTGAATCTCCGCCGCCGCTTTCTCGCGCGCAAGCTGGAGCTCGGCCGCGGCCTTCTCGCGCGTCAGCTGAATGTCCAGCGCCGCCCTCTCGCGCTCCAACTCGGCATCACGGCTCTTGGCCTCCGCCTCAAGCTGCATCTTTTGCTGCTGCGCCTCAGCGTCGACCTTCACCTTCGCCATGGCCGGATCCTCTTGCGGAGGCGGCGACCAGGGCTGCATCTGCGGCTCGCCGGTCTCAGGATCGACGGCCGGATGGCCATCCGGCCCCGTCACGGGCTGATCCGGCACTGCTGTGAAAAATTGCTCCGCCGACCTGTACCCAACCTCACGGCACAGCGCCTCTTGATAGGCAAACCTGTTCTTGACCGTCACAATCGGATTACCGGGGCCAAGCGCTTCGATAATTTTATCTTGCTCAGCG